AATGACACGGGTGGGGTCATCATGACCTTCTCTGACCGAAGGACTGCTGAGGAATGGGTAGACCAACACAGCACCATTCAGAGGGCTTAGAACCGTTAAGTGCCATGTTGGGGTCTGACCCCACATGGAAGAACACACGGGCGGCCAGTTGACCCCCGAACAGGCGAAGGCTATTGCTCTCTATCCAGACCGTTGGTCGCAGTATTTCCGAACCATAGATGGGAAGGCATTCTTGTTACATGAGCGGCCATATCTGATTGAGATATACCGACACTTTGGTGCAACTCAAAAGTCAAGAAAAACAAAAATGATAGTCCTAAAGTGTAGTCGTAAGGTTGAGAAAACTGAAACCATTTGTAATCTCTTGATGTATGGACTGATGAATATACCATACTTCAACGCCGTCTATACTGCACCTAGACAACCACAAGTAACGAGATTCGTAGATGAGAGATTCAATGGTGCATTAATGTCGTCCATCAATCACGGTTGTCTGATGAAGGCTAGAGTAAAACAATCTGTAAGTCATCAAACATTCGATGTTGGAGCGCGTTCTCTGAATCATTTCTATGCTTACTCTAACTGGGGCGACGCACATGCGTTACTTGGTGTTGAGGCTGACCTATGTTGTGTGGACGAATACCAAGACTCTGACGCTGATGTTTTGCCAATGCTAATTGAGATGCTTGCTCAGTCTGAATATAAGTGGGTTGTAGTAAGTGGGACTGCCCGTGAGCAGGGTTCAGAGTTTTGGAAACTATGGGAGAAATCAACTAAAGGTGAGTGGGATGGGGACAAGTGGGTTCATGGTGAAGCAGATATTATTGGTTATCATATCAGCCAAAAGATGCACCCCGATATTGACCCCGAAGAAATAGAATACAAGAGAAACACGTACACGCCACGACGATTCGCAAACGAGGTTCTGGGTGAGTTCTTCGCAGGTTCTACGAAGCCCCTTACATTCGATGTGGTTTTACAAGCGGCCCGGCCACAACTCGAAAAGAATCTGAAAGGATTGACACCACCGGAAGAATCTGTTATGGGTGTGGACTGGGGTAATGAAACAACAGTCGTTATCATGAAGAAAGACGGCACGATTCTCAATTGTCTAAAACTCGATTCTAAGGCCGACAATGAGTTCGATGAGGTAGCGGTCATCAAAGACCTAATGCTACGCTACAACTGTACGCAAGTGGTCGCAGATATAGGATATGGAGCAAGACAGGTGAAGGAATTACAAGCAGAGTTTGGAGAGCGTGTACGTTCATGTTACTATTCATCTCGGCCAATGACACCTTTCGAATATAAGAGGCGAGACAATAATAGAAATCTAATCTATATGTTAGTTGTTGATAGAACAACTTACGTCGAAGAAACGATTGAGGCAATCAAAAATAATGAGGTCCACTTACCCTACGCAGATACTTCATTTGAATGGGTTCTACATGAATGGTGTTCTCTCAATTCATCAGCAGAAAAAGATGAGAAAGATACTCGCCCAGTGCGAGGTCAAAAACTTACAAAATACGGGCGTGACGGGGACGACCACGCATTCCACGCTTTACTATACGCTAGGCTTGCAGCAGAGTTAGTAGAGGACATAGGAATGCCAGAGATACGTGTGTTCGGAACTTAACCGTGATTAACTAGATAGTGTAGGGCATAGGACATGGACGACCAGTCTGAATTGATTAGGGTCTTAGTGGAAGATGTAAGAACAATTAGAGACAATCATCTCCATCATGTTGAGAAAGATATGGCTTCAATGAAACTAGAGGTTCAATCAATCGACCAAAGACTCACAAGCGTTGAGGGATTTGTTAAAGAAATAAAGGACTTGCTTAAGAGATATGGTATGTATCTACTTGCGGCTATAATTGCATCAACTGGTTTACCTATGTTGATGTGAGTAATATGAATCTAAACGACATACTTTCTGCGTGTGGATTAGGTGCATTCGTAACTCTAGTTTGTTTTGGTGTTATAGCAACATGGAAAATGTTCTATCATGCTATGGATAACCTTTGGTGGAGACTTTGGAGATGATTAGTCTCGGCCTTGTTTCTCTAGCAATTGTCGTGGCCGCGTTCACCTTTGCTACCACCTATATGGGATGGACGCTTATATACTTTTGCATAACTACGTTAAAGAACCAGTTGTTGCGGTTTAGAACCGTAAAGGTGTCCAAGATGGCTATTAAGATGTCCAACCCGAATGAAAAACTGATGTTGACTTTTGGTATGGGTGTCGTTATGGCTTGGGTAGTTATAGCAGCCACAGCGTCTTACTTTAGTATAGTAGAACAACGTGAGATTTCAGACTCACAACTAACAGTCATTGGTCTATTAGGTGGTCCAGCACTTCTTATTATTACGTCTGTTCTTGACTTATTCAAAGGTAAAGAAGGTGCAAAAATAAACATACTACCAGACCAACTAGCAAGTGAGGTTGAATCAGCAGAAGCAGAGAAAGCACATACCCGCATGTTAGAACAACTGAAAATATCTCACGATTTAGAATTGGCTAGAATGGCTAAGGCTCACGAATTAAACATGGAAGCATACAGTGTAACTGGAACAAACTCAATTGCTACTGCTAATGTACCAGTCCAAACAAAAGAAGAGAAGCCAGTGCCTAAGAAGCCCTCAAAGAAGTCCGAGTAATCGTTATTAACGATGTTCTCCCCCCTTTGTTCATGCTCGAAGGACTGACTACTGATGATTTACTAATGGGTTTAGCAATAGTAGCAATCCTAGTACCACTTGCTATCTGGGGTCTACGTAAGTATCAGACTCTAATGGCTGACGGCAAATTGGATTTAGGAGAAGTCCTAGATGCAGTAGAGGAAGGCGTTGACAAAGTGGAACAAGCCAAAGAAGATGTAGAAGAAATCATCATCAAGGCCAAAGAGGACAAGAAATCAGATGAAGAAGAATGAGTTTCGCTACTGTTTGAACGGTCCAGTGAATACTTGCTCTCAGTTGAGTTTACCGCATGACGAACATTGCGTCTGTTGTAAAGTCAAAGAATTACAACTTGATACGACAACGTAAAAACCCACCACCTATGAGGGTACGACATGGCTGAGGAACGCAGAGGCTTCAATTTCTTTCGTCGTAGGGGAAATAAAGAAGTCAAACCCGTAAGAAATGACATTCCTTGGGATGCTAAAAGTCTAGCGTCTTTATCTAAGATAGCAACAGTTTCAGCAAAGAAAGCGGCTGCGAGTGGAGCGAACACAAATGTTTCATATCATCTACTTCGAGATATTTCTTTGAAATCAGAAGTTGTTAATGCCATTCTACGAAGAACCGTAGATGACGTGTTAGCCAATGGTTACGAGTTCAAACTTATGTCTGGAATAGAAGAAGGCAATGAAGAACAATTACAAAGGTTGCATGACTTTTTCCGAACACCTAATCCAGATGATATGGGTGATGAATGGTTAGAGTCTTTAGTGTATGACTTAGCACTATTCGGAGACTCATACCTTGAGTTAGATGGCGACGATGATGAAAGCACACCAAATGGTGAGGACTGGATTTACGGTGGCAACTTAGTAAGTGTATGGCCTGTCCCTGCTGAGACAATGAGATTATTGCCCGGCAATCAAAGACCAGAGCCACCTGCAATGGCTTACATACAGGAGATAAGAAAGGAGAAGCGTAGGTTTGCTTCAAACAAAATACTTCACATATCGAAGTTCAAACAAGGTCGAGGTTACGGTACTTCGCCATTGATTCCATTATTGAATACAATTGCAGGTCAAATGAATCTCAGCAACTACCTAAACGAGATGTTTACTGGTACTCTACCTAAGACAATACTTAACGTCGGAGACATAAGCAACTCAGAAATGAAAGCAATGCTAGGTTTACTAGAACAACAATTGACAGCAGGTAAGTCTCCATTCGGTCTTGTAGCAATCAATGGCGGTTCGGGTTTCAATATGCACAGGCTTATTGATTCAACTAAAGAAGGACAGCAGTTGGATTTGCTATACTATTACCGCGAAGAGATATGTGCGGTATTCGGTATTCCACCAATGAAACTTGGATGGGTTCAGACAGGTAAAATGTCTAACCCCGAACAACAACTAGATGCTTGGTATGATGTTGTCGAGTCATACCATCATAGAATATCTTCGGCTATCAATAACAAACTATTGCCTCTGTTAGAAGTAACGGACTGGCGTATCACATTCAATACAATTAGACCATCACGTGAGGCAGAGAGGGCAGACACTTTCCGTCTACGCTCACAAGCAATTGCTAACCTAAGACAAGAGTCGGCAATCAGTATCAATGAGGCAAGAGAAGTATTGGGACTTGCACCATTACTAGATAAAGAAGAAGCAAACGACCCATTCTTCCTATCACCTAAGTTAGCAATTAACAAAGGTAAGGTTGAGGATGGAGAGGGGGAAGAACCCGAATCAGTAGAAGAAGCAGCAGAGAATCTAGTCGAAGAAGGTGTAGTATTTGGTATGGATGAATTACTCGAATATCGTTTACTTGGACTGGAGAATGAGGAATAATGCCGCAGAAGTATGCAAGTATTCAAGCACGTTCTTTTTTCAAAGCAGCACATGATTTCCATTTTCTCGGTGCAACCATTAACGAAACCTTCAGTGAACCTTACACTGATGCAGTCGCTAAGGAGATACTTCGTATTGCTAAAGACTTAGTTCCGGTCCAGACATCGGCTCTGAAAAGTACAGGTAGAGTTGTAATGAGTAGGAGAGCAATCTCAAAATATAGGAGAGCAAAAGAAGTTAGATTCGGTAATACATTTGTAAAGTATGCAAGTGTAGTTGAGTTTGGACGATTCGAATACGCTCCTTTTGCACCCAGACCTTATCTAAGACCTGCCGTACAAGCAGTTGCTATGAAGAATAAGGCAAGTAGAAAGGGCAGTAAAGGCGTATCTAATGCAGTTAAAAAGAGAATAAAGAAGGTGTATTTACCATGAATAAAGGAGATTTTGTAAGTTGGTCGACTCGAAAAGGAAGATATGTAGGACAGGTTGAATCTGTAAATAATGCAGGTAAACATCAAGTCGTTACATCAAGCGGTGGAACAGAAACAATCGAAGCAGATTCTAGCAACACAGTTGGCATTGTAAGAGTCTACGTCAATAACGAAGATGGAACATACACCCGGTCGGACCGAAGAGTTGCAGTGCGTACTAAGATGCTCCGTACAATAAAGAAACCAAACACCAAGGCCCAAGAAAAAGCCAGTGCTTCTGTAAAGAAAACTCTCAAAGAAAAGGCAGAGAAACACAATGCCAAAGTTGGCAATGTCAAAAGTAAAAGAACGAGCGTCCGTACATTAAGCGCAGTCTTTGACCGGGGCGTTGGGGCGTACAACACGAATCCCGGCTCGGTTCGTCCAAGTGTAAGTAGTCCCGAACAATGGGCTTATGCTAGAGTCAATTCCTTTCTCTATGTTTTACGCAATGGTAGATTC